AGTTCCACCAAGAGGTCAACAAGCAGCAAGACCAACAGGTGTTGACTTAATAGAAGGTGGTATCCGTTATGATACTGACGCAAACGCAATTGAATTCTATAACGGTGCTGCATGGTTACCATTAGGAGCATACGCATCAGTGGATGTAACATCAGGTGGTACTACTCTTGCTAACAAACAACAAGCATTCTGTAACACATCATCAGGTGGATTTACTGTTACCCTACCTGGATCTCCAGTTAAAGGAGATAGCGTTAGAATCTTTGATGTCGCCAAGACATTTGACTCAAACGCATTAACAGTTGGTAGAAACGGTAACCCAATCATGGGTGATACTTCTGATCTAACAATCAATACTGAAGGTGCTGCCTTTGAACTTGTGTTCTACGATGGAACTCAAGGTTGGAGAATCATTACAGTTTAATTCTTACGGGAGTCCTAGACTCCCTTTTGTCATATTTTTTCTAAATACTAATACCATAGAGTATAACAAATGGCTGACTATCAAACTTATAAAAAAATTAACGGTACTAATGCCCTGATAGATGGTAGTGTCCCTTCAACTAAGACGACTGGATTGTCAACTGCGGTTGTAAGACAAAACTATTACTATGATTGCTGTTACTGGAGTCCTGAGAATGGTGGTTGCTGTTTCCTATGGACTGTTCCTTCAAATGTCTCTACTATAAAATTTGAGATGGTAAGTGGAGGAGGATCTGGAGGTCCAGGTCGTTGTTGTTCATCAGGATATATGCCTGGCGGATCAGGAGCATACGGTATTAAGACATTATATTCACATACAGGAGACTTTACACCAGGATCATCACAATATACTATCTGTGCTGCAGCATCAACAAGATGTTCTTGTTGTGGATGTTGTGTAGGTAGAACTGGTTGTGGATTCTGTGGATGTACAACTTATGTTCAAGGTCCAGGTTTAAATAACTTCTGTGCAACAGGTGGATCATGGGGTCACCATAAGTGTGGATCATGGTGTTATACTTGTAAGATGCAGACACAGTGTAACTGGTGTCGTAGTGAGGTACAGGGTTGTGTATGTGGTAACTGGGACTTCGCTCTCGGTGGAATCAACGGTTCAGACTCTGCTAACCAGTACTGTAACACTGAGCACTACCCACAAACAGGTGCAGTACCAGGTCCTTGGGGTGCATCATTCGTTAGAGGTCGTGCAAAATGTGGTTCTGGTAACACTGTTGGTTGTTGCTACGGTCACGCACTATTCCCAGGCGGTGGTGGATTTACTGCAGGTACTGAAGGATCTAACTGTTGGGGAAGTTTCGGTGCAGGTGGACTAGTTGTTGTAACATACTGGTCATAACTATAAATAACAAATGAGAGAGAATACTCGAACAAACCATGTCTACACAAGTAAATAAAACATTTATATTTCCAGTACCAACGCAATGGTTGGGACAGGAACAAGATGATGCAAACGCAGGAGTTGCAACATACATCGGACCTAAAAATTTAAAGGTCTGGTTAGAGTATGATACAGATGGAGTGACAAAAACAGATAGGATCATAGATACAGTTGACCCAACAAGGGCAGACTATCCTGATCCATTACCTGCTAACATATATGCAGTTGATCTAGATGCAGACTTGTATCCAGAAACTGCTGCTGCATTGTATGGTGGTATCGCAGGTCCTTTACATATAGAAGTGGTAGCAGGTCCTTCATCAGACCCTAACCCTTATATTGAAGATCCCGCACACTTCTCAGAAGTATATGACATGTGTAGTTTTGGTTGGGATCCAACTCTAAACTCTGGTGCAGGTGGATGGAAGACTCCAATATATTCACACGAAATTAATGATGTAGAGAAAAGTGATACAACATTTGGTTGGGACTGGGTAAGAAGAATTAGAAATAATATGTTAACATCATGTGATAATAGAGTTCCTGCAGATGCTGTAGACACATCATTCGCACAAACTTGGAAGGATTATCGTCAGAAGTTAAGAGATCTTCCTGCTGATTGGGTAGGAGTAGGAACTGCAACACACTTAATAGTGTGGCCAAGAGATCCTGACATGGTAATTAAGGACGCAGAAATTAAAGCAAATAAAGCAGCGAACCTACCAGAGACAGACGGTGAATTCTATGATGGTGTCATACCAAACGAAAACCCCGATGCCTAAAACAAAATTGACTTTTTAGTTACAAGATTCTGGGAAAATTTTTCCCAGAATTTTTTTGATCCTTAAGATTTTTTCAAGATGCAAGACCATGTGAATTATGAAGTAAAGAGAACTGGATCAGAGTTTGATCCAATTAAATACTTCAATATGTTTGAACTAAGCGATGACTTAGAAGTTAAGGTTCTAAAAGATATAGGACCTCAAAAGAAATCAGTAGTAGTAATAGATAATTTTTATAAAGATCCTGATACTGTAAGACAATTGTGCTTGGACTCTCATAAGAGAAGTGATCCAGGTCTATTGTCTTATTTGCCTGGTGAAAGAGTTTATATTGAGACAAGTTCAGTAAAACAAAAAATCAAACATGTTTTTGATGAGTTGTGTTTTGATAATAATATATGGAGTGGTGGCAGGTGGCAAAATAGAGAATGGTATGAGAGAGAGTGGGCAAGAGCAGCATTTATGTGTAATGTTATAAACGATAGAACTTTATTAGCAAAACCAGATGGTATAATTCCTCATCAAGACAAATATGATTTGGATTTACCACCATTGTATAACCAATTTGGTGCAGTAATATACTTAAATACTCCAGAGGAATGTGCAGGTGGTACAAACCTTTGGAGTTTTGATGGTGAGATGAGTTTGCCTATGAAAGGTCCCACAGGTATAGAAGCACCTTCATATGATCAAGATGCAATGACTAAGGAAGAAATATTTGATCATATTCATTGGTCATTATTTAATAATGATAGATGGAAGGTTGAACATAAGTTTGAAATGGTGTATAATAGAATGGCATTGTATGAGTCACGAGTATTGCATAGTCAGAATGTAGATCTTGGTATGTTTACCGAATACGATCGCATAAATCAGGTTCTTTTTATGTAACTATATAAACCATGAGATCTAAAGCATTTTTTATTAATGGTGGAGCAGGTAGAGTCATCTGTTCTATCCCTGCACTTGAAAAGTATGCAGAGAACCATGACGATTTTGTAATCGTAGCAGAAGGTGGCATGAACTTCTTCAAAGGTCATCCTGTCTTACATAAACACGCATATGATTATTGGCATAAAGGTTTGTTCGAGGACAAACTTAAGATGCGTGACTGTGTTACTCCAGAACCATATAGAATGTGGCATTACTACAATCAGAAGTGTAGTCTTGCACAGGCATATGATATGGAAATCAACGGTTTAGATGAACCTAGAGAACTTCCTAAACCAAATATTAGAGTAACAAAAACAGAGGGTATTAAAGCACTCAATACATTAGAACAGATAAAAAATACGACAGGAAAAGAAAAGGCAATAGTTATACAACCATTTGGTAGAGGTGTAGTAAATACAGATGGATATATTTTTGATCCAACCTCTCGAAGTTTTAATTTATCAGATATATCTACAATAATTAATGACTTAAAGAAAGATTATACTGTCTTGATTATGAGTGAGTTCCAATTCGATACAGGAGAAAGTAAGCATCCACATGCTATACCACAAGTTCCAGACATCAGATTATGGGCAGGTATAATACAGTGTGCAGATCATTTCCTAGGTTGTGATAGTGTTGGTCAACATATTGCTAGAGCAATGGACACAACTGCAACCGTTGTAACTGGATCTACATTCCCAATCAACATAACATATCCAAATGTAAACTCATTTGATCTCTTTGATATGGGTGAAGGTATTAGAACCTATTCACCTTTGCGTATGACTGAAGAAGACATGCAAGACATGGCTAATGATGAGTGTATGACTATGACAAAGGATGATGTTAAGAAAGTAATTGATAGTTGTAGAAAAAGATTAGGAAAATCAACTACTCGTAAGATAGTAAAACAAGAACCAAAAGAAGAAAAAGAATCATGTTGTGACGATCCTTATTGTCCAACAAGCACAGTAAAAACTCCAACCAAAGGTTTTAAACAGTAATGTCAGAATGGATTGCAGCAGTCTCTAGAGGACACAATGCTAGTGTAGCACTACTAAAAGATGGTGAAGTTGTATTTAATATAGAAGAGGAGAGACTCACCAGAGTAAAGTATGATGGTGCACCATTAGCATGTATCACTAAGATAAAAGAATACACAGATAAGTTAGACTATCTTATCTTAGTACACACTACAAGATTAGATCAGCATAATTTTAAGATGGATTATTGTGGTGATGATCCTTACTTTGGTCTTGCTAGAAAGATGGGTTTGGTTGATAAACCTAGAGACATTGAGTTTGGAGAGTTGCCTGATAATGTTATTGACATGGGAGACAATCATCATAGATGTCATGTTGCAACAGCATTTTATAACTCAGGATTTGATAAGGCAGTAGGTGTTGTAGTAGATGGTGCAGGTTCATGGGTTAAGTTTGGTAGTAAAGAAAAATTTATGGAGGATTATTGGGAGACAGAAACAATATTTGATTGTGGATACCCAGATATATTTGACACAAAATACAAACACATAGGAAGTAAATTTGCTGCACCTGTCTGTTACTATAATAGATTTGATAGTGCATTCTGGGATGGTTATGGTCAAGGAATAAGATATGAGTCACAGAAGAATGAATACCATGAACTGTATGCTACACCAGGTGCAGGTATAGTAAAATGTTATGAAGCAGTGACTGAGTATTGTGGATTCCCTGCTATTGAAGCAGGAAAAGTCATGGGATTATCTCCTTATGGAAAAGATCCAGAGTATCTACCACCATTCTTTAAACAATTTGGTGTTGCTCCAGTGATGTCAGCAAGTAGAGATGTATTCACTCCTTACTATCCTAATGGTGCTATCTTTAATATGCATATGTTACCAGAAGTATTAGACATAGGAGATGAAGATGAGAACAATCCTAAGTTATATAATTGTCAGAATAGAAAAGATGCTGCGTGGAGGATACAAAAAGAAAGTCAAGAACAAGTCTTACAATTAATTCGTAAGGCAGTTAGAGATACTGGACATAAAAATGTAGTGTTGACTGGTGGATATGGACTGAATTGTGTTGCAAACTATTGGTTTTTAGAACAATTAAAGGATGAGAACATATGTTTGTATGTCGAACCAGTTAGTAATGATTGTGGTACAGCACTAGGTGGAGCGTTGTTATGGCATCATAGGGTCAATCAAGACACTAGGCAACGAAAACAAATTAAAGACCTTTACTTAGGTCCCAAATATGATTACACTAATAAGGAGATTGAAATGACTAGCGAAAAATATAATGCACAAGTAGCAGAAGCAACACATGAAACTGTTGTAGATCTAATAAAGAACAAAAATATTGTTGCATTATTTCAAGGTAGATCAGAAGCAGGTCCTAGAGCATTGGGTAATCGTTCTTTTTTATATGATCCTACAGATCCTAATGGAAAAGATCATGTTAACTCTGTCAAAAAGAGAGAGTTCTTTAGACCATTTGCAGGTACAATACTAAAAGAACATGTACATGAGTGGTTTGACCTTCGTGGTATGGATGAGACACCATTCATGATGTATGCAGTTAACTGTCAACCAGGTATAGAAGAGAAGATACCTGCTATTATTCATGTTGATAAAACATGTAGGATACAAACTGTAACAGAAGAACAAAATAAACATTACTATGATATTATTAAGGCATGGTATGATGCTACTGGTTGTCCTATCATATTCAATACATCATTCAACTTAGGTGGTGAACCATTGGTTGAGACACTTGATGATGCAATCCGCACAATAACTACAAGTGATGTTGAATATCTATATCTTCCAGAGTATAATAAAATTATTATTTCTAAGAATGAAAACCAACTACCTTGATATGAATAACCCTTTGAGTCCAGTAAAAATGGTAAGAGAATCTTACTCTAAATGGTTACAAAAAAATGTAACAGAAGTACAAGTGCAATTTGAAGAGGAAGAACCTACATGGATACCTTATGATACTCTACTAGCAATTATGAATAGAATTGAAGCATGAAATTAACACAAGAAATTATTGACCAGATACAGGAGGCAATGCTTCACACTAAAAAGAATGGTGATATTAATTGGGAAGATAGTGATGAGATACAAGTTCAATTAGCAGGGACTTGGGCAGCAGATAAGTTTATTGTGATAAAGAATGTTACTAAGAGTAGCACATCACTTCATAACTTTAAAAGTAAATGAAAACTATCTTTGTTAATGGTACATTTGATTTACTTCATCCTGGTCATGTATCGTTACTTAACTGGGCAAAATCTCTTGGAGATTACCTTGTAGTTGGTATTGATACTGATGACAGAGTAAAAGAAAAGAAGGGATCTAGTCGTCCCATATATAATCAAACTGACAGGGGAATTATGTTAGTTTCTATGTCAGCAGTTGATGAAGTCAGGTATTTTGATAGCGATGAGTCGTTAGAAAACTTGGTAAAAGAAGTAAAACCTGATATAATAGTAGTAGGTTCTGATTGGAAAGGTAAAACTATTATCGGATCTTATTATGCTGCTGAACTTAAATTTTTTGATCGTATAGAAGAGTATGCAACTACAAAGACAATACAATGTATTATTGATAGGGGATAGCTGCACTGATGAATGGGCATACGGATCTTGTGATCGTCTAAGTCCAGAAGCACCTATACCAGTCATGAAATTTAGGGAGCATCAAAGTGCACCTGGCATGGCAGCAAATGTATATGAAAATTTAAAATCTCTTGGAATAGAAGTAAATTTTCTAACCAATAGAGAAAAGATAGTAAAGACAAGATATGTAGATGATAAATCTAATCAACAGATCATGAGATTAGATACAGAACCTGATATAAAACCATTACATCCATCTCAATTGACTATGGCAGCAGCACATAGTCAGTATGATGCTGTTGTTATATCTGATTATGATAAAGGATTTGTAGGATATGATATCATAGATTTGTTAGCAAGACAAAATCCTAACATAAAAATTTTCATCGACACTAAGAAAAAGAAGTTACCTACACAATACAATAATATAATTTACAAAATTAATAAGAGAGAGTTTGAATTATTAGATCCTAATCATATACCTAGAGGAGAAAATATGATTGTTACTCATGGTGCTAATGGTGCACTGTGGGATCACAAAACATTTCCTGTTCCTATCACTAGAGTATTCGATGTGACAGGTGCAGGTGACACATTCTTAGCAGCATTAGTATTCTATTATATACAATTGCCATCACTTGATGAGTGTATTAATTTTGCAAATAGATGTGCAGCAATTGCAGTCCAGAATCCTGGTACATATACAT